TGTTTGGAAATCAATAAAAAACTGACTTCCATAAGTGATGATGTAAGCAAATGGAATAAACGACTTGAAAGCCTTAATAAAGACCACAAAGCCAGTCTGTCCACATATTTGTTTGTGATGGATGATTTATTTGAATCTATGCGAAATTATGATGAAGACCTGTACAACCGAACTATTGATTTTCAGGAAAAGCACCTATCAACCATTAGTATCAAATTAGGATGAAAAGACAGGATAAAATAGCATTAGAGAAATATCATAAGAAATTAGACTTTGCCCGTTCAGTTGGTGGGGTCAATCCTTTTGAAACCGACCACGAAAAAAAGCAACGTATTGAAAGGGCTAAAAAGAACATTAAGTTTTGCGTGGAATACTATTTCCCACATTATGCGACTGCTGAATGTGCCGACTTTCAAATACTGTATGCCCAAAGAATGAAAAGGGACAAACGATTTACGGGTTTTTGTGAATGGGGACGGGGACTTGCCAAGTCGGTTTGGAATACTCTAATTATTCCTTTTTGGCTATGGATTAATGATGAACCCATGTATTATCTTGTGGTAGGGTCATCATATAATCGTGCTACACAATTGCTGGACGATATACGTGCAGAATTTGAAGCCAATCCAAGAATTATAAACGACTTCGGGGAACAACACAATACAGGGGCTTGGGAAGAAGGTTTTTTCGTAACAAAAGGCGGTTTTATTGGTCAGGCTTTGGGTATGGGACAATCCGTAAGGGGATTGCGTTATAAAAACCTACGACCAACACTTATAAATCCTGACGATATACAAACCAAAGAGTTGCTTAACAATTTAGCACGTACTTTAAACTTTGTCAAATGGATATTACAAGACTTGTTGCCATGTATGGATGGGGAGTATACCCGATTTAGTTATTCCAACACACGACATGAAGATCCTAAAAAAATGATTCAGGGTATTTTGCAAGAAATGCACCCAAAATGGTATGTATCCCACGTCAAGGCTTATGACCCGGTTACCCGAGAACCTGCCTGGAAATCTAAATATACCGCAAATTATTACAAGAAATTAGAAGCGAAAATCGGAACGCTGGCCGCATTGGCGGAATATTGCCACATCGCACATACAGAAGGATCAATCTTTAAAAAGGAACATATACAGTGGAGTAAAATGCCAAACTTAAATCACTTCGATGTGATTTGTGGTTATTGGGACGTAGCCTATTCAGGCAGTGCAAATTCAGATTATAATGCCATCCCATTACAAGGCTTATACAAAAACAAACAGTTTTGGGAAATAGATGCCTTTGTAAAACAGTGTAAAATGCGGGATGCCATCAAATGGATGTGTGATTGGGAAAAAAATAAACCCAAAACAGTGATAATACACTGGCTTTTTGAAGCCCAATTTTGGAATGATGAAGTTGAACGCATATTGCTTGAGGTACAGCAAGAAATGGGCATCATATTGCCTATAACAAAAGTCATTACGCCAAAAGTTAAAAAGTACGATCGTATGTTGTCAGGTTTGCATCCTACATTCCAAAACGGACGCTTTTGGTACAATGAAAAGAACAAAAGCCATAATGATACGCAGGTGGGTATTTCACAATTATTCGGTATTGAACCCGGATATAAAGGACATGACGATTATCCCGATGCCAAAGAACGGGGAAAGGACTTTTTAGAAAAGCACATACAAATAGGTGGGCAAACAGGTGGTTTCAATTTTGGTAAAATGAAATCCGTAAATACTTGGTAAGCTATGATATATTTAACAATAGAAGACTTAAAAACAGATAGTTTTGAACGTTTTATTGATGAAAGTTCAAAAGACTTTACACAATCCATAGATAAAGCAGAAAAACGTGCCATTGGCAAGGTAAAACCCTATTTGCGGGACAACTACGATGTAGAAGCCATATTCGCCCCTGATATGCCCATTCGGGACGAAGCCCTTGTGGATATTTTGGTAATACTCACACTTTCCAAATTACATGGTAGAAATTCAGCACGAAAATTTAATGATAAGGAAGACGTGGAAAAAGCAATGAAGGAACTGGATAAGATTGCATCAGGAAAAATCACTTTAGAACTGCCATTGCCTGTGGATGATGATGGCAATGTGGAAAGCACGTCTATTTGGGGCAACCTACGAAACGATGATTTTTATATTTAAACAACGATACTATGGGACTTAAAGATTCTTACATATACAAAACAGTAGAAGCCTTTTTTATAGCTAATGCCGATGACCGTAGAATTAATGTGGAAGCGACCACACGCAAAAAAGGGACAGACAGTCTTACAGGACAATTGACTTACGATGCCACCACATTGCAAATGCAGACATTAAAGGAATGGAAAATGGCTATCTTAATGGCTACTGACCCCGAAGCCCCTAACCGCTCGCCACTTAAAAAGTTATACCAATCTTTGGAATTGGACAACCATCTAATGGCCACCATTGGAAATCGTATTGATGCCGTAAAAGGTGCGCCGTTTAAATTGGTAGACAAAAACGGGAAAGAAAACCCCGAAATGACCAAACTATTGAAAAAATTATGGTTCATTGAAGAAGAAGGCTTTATTCATGTAGCCTTGATGTCTAAATACACAGGCACAAAGGTGATTGAATTACACCGATTAAAGGAAGACGGACACTTAAAGGAAGTTACCGAAGTAGATATGGCGCATATTGTTCCTGAAAAGGGATTGATTGTAAAGGAAGAAGGGGACAATAAGGGTTGGAACTACAAAGATGGTATTTTCAAAGATTATTACCTACAGGTGGGCAAAGATAAGATGCTGGGCTTATTTGCGGTACTCGCACCTATTGTGTTGGCCAAAAAGATGGGCATTGGTTCTTGGTTGGATTATATCGAAAAATACGGAATTCCCCCACTTTTTGTATTTACAGATCGTTTTGATAAGGCACGCCTTGACAAACTTACCGAAGCAATGATGAATTTTAAGTCTAGTCATTATTTAATTGGACAGGGCAATGAAAGGGTGGAAATGGGTGCAAATGCAAATGCAGGGAATTCGGCAGTATTTAAGGATTTAAGCAAATTAGCCAATGATGAAATGTCCAAGCGTATCAATGGAGGTACAGGTACAACGGACGAAAAAAGCCATGTGGGTGCAGCCGAAGTTCATGCCGATAATTTAAAAACGAAAATTAAACTGGATAAATTCTTTATTGAAGTATTGGTCAATGAAGAACTAATCCCACGACTGGTCAAATTAAGCCCTGTATATTCAGAATTGGACGGTTATACTTTTGAATGGGACGATGCGGAAGCTTTACCCCTTCAGGAATTCTTGGACTATGTGGTGTCATTAAGTGCTTATTATGAGTTTGATATTGAGCAATTGGCAGAAAAAGCAAAGATGCCCATTATTGCCATCAAACAATTGGTTAATCAACCGGGAAACACCAAAAAAAATAAAGAGGGCGAAAAAAAAAAGCTTAATGTAAACGCAGACCAAACCGCCATACCGGTTCGGGAATTTTACGCCGAGCTTATCGAAGATTTACAAGTGGAAGCCATAGACCTGTCCACATATACCAAATTGGTGGAACCTATTGCCAAAGGTCTTCATAATGGTACAATCACCCCCGAATCTTTAAATGCCGGTTTAATCAATCAGATTTATGCAGATTTAGCCGGAGCAGGTGCTGATGGTTGGGGAAAGGACTGGACAAAGTTCGGTAAAAACATCGGACAGGATAAAACTGTACTTTCTATTCAAAAAAATATCTTCCGATTTTCAGGGGCAAAAACCTATGCCCAATTAAAAGAGTTTAACGAATTGTTATACAAAGATGGGCAACTTCGTTCTTATAAAGATTTTAAAGCCGAAGTATTAAAGGTCAATAAACGATACAATCGTAATTATTTACAGGCAGAACACCAAACCGCAAGGCAGGCAGGGAATCACGGAAGGAACTGGCAGGAATTCCAAAAAGATAAAGACCTATTCCCAAACTTGGAATATAGAACCGTGCCGGATGAAAAGGTACGAGAACAACACAGCGTCTTACATAAAATTATCAAGCCCATAGACAATCCGTTTTGGGACACTTACTATCCACCCAACGGATGGCGATGCCGTTGCTATGTGGTACAGACCACAGATGACCCAACCGAAGATACACTAAGTCATGACAGCGTAAAACCTGAATTTCGTGTTAATGTTGGGAAAACGGGAACAGTGTACAGTGAAAAGCATCCGTTTTTTGCCATTGCAGCAGCAGCAGGGAAAGAGGTGCAGAACGCTTTTGAATTATCAAAATTACATGCACCCTATGATAAGGCCTATAAAGCCAAAAATGGGGCTTCTGTGCAGGTTAGTCCGTTTGTTGATCAGCACGACTTTGAAGACAATTTTAATGCTGCAAAAAAGATGGCAGACAATAAAATACCTGTTAAGATTCGCCCGCATATCATTTTGAAAGGTTATAAAAACCCTGAATTTGAAATCGACAAAAAAATGGCAGATCGTAAGACCCAAAAGGGTAAGAATGTAAGTTCCAATA